GGCTTGGATTGGTCCTTCTCCACCTGCGTGGCGATGGCCAGCGCCAGCACCTGCACGGCGCGCTTGCCGCCCACCGAGGTGGTCGAGAAGCGGGCTTCCATGCCCTTGTCTTCGCCGCTCATGCACTGGAGGGACATGCCCACCTGCGTTTCCCAGCCGCGCTTGGAACCAGCCGGGGCAGGCTCCAGTTCCGGCAGGGGATGCGACACCGGCACCATCTTCTCGCCCAGCACGTCACCGTCGCCCCACGCGATGAAGCCATGGGTGAAGGAGAACGGGTTGACCGCCCAAGTGCTGTCGTCTTCCACTTCGGTCTGGTCAGCGCCGAAGACCCAATGGCCGGTCTTATCCATCTTCAGGATGACCGTATTGCCAAGGCCCACGCCGGTGTCCAGCGACCGCAGGGACTGCGCCAGCGATTGCACGGAGGGGAGGTTAGCGTTACCGAATTTCGCGACTTCGTTCATTTTACCGTTCCTTTACGAGAGTTTACCAAGAGCAGCCGTCAACTGACGGCCGATCTGTAACGACGCTGGGCGAGGGTCATCCTCGGTTGCCAGCGTGTCACCTGATGAGACGGCGACAATCAAGTCGTCGGGCATGGCCAGCTTGTGCTTCTTCAGCACCTTCTCGGCCTGCGCGGGCGACAACAACTTTGTCTCCATCAATTCTGTCTGGTCAAGCCCGAGGTCTTCCAGCGCAGCCCGCGCCTTCTCGGGATCGACCCACTGCCGGGTGGCGCGCTTCGGCACCAGCTTGTAGCCGGGCACCGTGCCGCCTGCCTGCAACATCTGAAACGCCAGCGCCCGCAGGTCCGTAATCCACTGCTCTAACAGGTCGGCCTTACCCAGCATCTCGCCGATCAGCGGCGCGTCCAGCGCCTTGATCTGCGCCTGCAACGCCCGGTCGACGCTGCCGGTCAGCAGCGGGCAGATCGGCTTGGCCGGGCACCAGCGGCAGTGGTCGCCGGCGGCCATGGCAGGCTTCGGCCCCAGCGCCGCCCTGACGGCTGCGAACAGGTCGCGCTCGAAGGCGCGGATGCGGTCGGGCGTGGTCACCCAGCGCTTGACGGGCACACGGGCGGTCGGCTGGACGATGACGCATTCAATCTCGCTGGCACCAAGGAAGGCCCACTGCACGTCAGGCGTCCGCATGGCCGCCGCAGCGTAGAACATGGCCTGCGGGTTCTCTTCCACCGGCACGTCAACGCCGTCACCGAACTTCCAATCCAGCACGATGGCGCGGCTGCCGATGCGGCCGATGAGATCGGCAGAGCCAAACACGTCGGGCAGGGCGTCGCCGAAGCCCACGATGGTTTCGCATTCGTAGTCCATCCGCTTGTCAGGGTCGATTTCGTCCAGCGCCGCCAACGCCGGCAACACCTTGGTCTCAATCAGTTCAGCGGTTACGGCCACGCCGTTGAGTTCGTTGCCAATAAACTCCTCCGGCTTGCGGTTGTCCATCAACACCGCGTCCATGATGTTGTGCAGCAGGGTGCCTTCGTCGGCGTATTTGGACGACGGCTTAGGCGGCATCTGCTGCGCCAGCTTGACGCTGGCCGGGCAGGCGATGACCCGCTTGGCGGTCGACCCGCCGACGATATTGGAATGTGGTGCCATTTGACTTTCCCTCGAAGTGTGTGCCAACGATATACCGCAACAGAACCTGTTGCACAAGTCCTAAATCGGAGGTAAAAGAATTTTATGCGTGAGAACGAAATCGAACGGCACTTGGTCTGGCACGTCACCCGGATGGGCGGCGCGGCCTACAAGTTCAAGTCGACCAACCACCGCGGCGTGGCCGACCGGGTTGTCTGCCTGCCAAACGGCCAGACTTGGTTCATAGAGTTGAAGACCAAGGGCGGCCGTCTGGCGCCGTTGCAGAAGATATTCGCGCAGGACATGGAACAGTTAGGGCAGCGCTATGCCTGCCTTTGGACGAAGGAACAGGTAGATGCTTGGGTTGCGACCGTATCAGGATGAGGCGGCGGACTTCCTCTACGCGCACGACCGCGCGATGATCCTAGCCCCGGTAGGGGCGGGCAAGACGGCTATCACGCTGACCGCTATGAGTGCTATGTTGTCAGACGGGCACGTCAAACGATGGTTGGTGCTGGCGCCAAAGCGCGTCTGCACCGACGTGTGGCCGGTCGAAGCTAAGAAGTGGGCGCCGGAATTGAAGGTGGCTGTGGCCGTCGGGACGCCCAAGCAGCGCGTGGACGCTTTCTCGGGCGACGCGCAGGTGGTGGTGACGAACTACGACAACCTGCACCGCTCACCTGGCGGCTTGGCGGCGTTTGACGCAATCGTGTTTGACGAACTGACCCGGCTGAAGAACCCCGCCGGCAAGCGGTTCAAGGCGCTAGAGAAGATCATCGGCTTGTTCAAGGTCCGATGGGGCCTGACCGGCAGCTTTACCAGCAACGGCCTCGAAGATGTGTTTGGCCAGTGCAAGATGGTGGACCAGGCGCTGCTGGGGCGGTCTAAGGGCGCGTTCTTGCAGAAGTATTTCGTCTGCATCAACCGCGAATACGGCGAGTGGGCGCCGCGCAAGGACGCGCTGGCCGCGGTCATGGACGCCATCCGCCCGGCCACATTTGTGCTGGAGCCAGGCGAGTACCAAGACAAGCTGCCGCCGCTGAACGTGGTCGAGATGCGCTGCAACATGACCGACCGACTGCCGTACGAGCAAATGAAGAAAGACTTCTTGGTGCAGTTGGACGGCCAGCAGATCACGGCGCTGTCAGCCGCTGCGGTCACCAGCAAACTACAGCAGATGTCCAGCGGGTTCGTTTACAATAGCCAAAGCCTAGCGCATGAGATCGCCGGAAAATTTACGCCCATTCAGGAAGCGGTCTGGTTTTCTTACCACAAATTCGACCTGCTGCACGATATTTTAGAGGGCAACCAGCGCGACAACACCATTGTCGTTTACAATTACAAGGAAGAACTGGCCGAGTTGCGCCGGCGGTACCCCCATGCCGTGACGATTGACGATCCCGACGCCATCGCCCGGTGGAACGCCGGCAAGGTCGAACTGCTGTTGATCCACCCTAAGTCGGCTGGGCACGGGCTAAACCTCCAGTACGGCGGCAACAAGATGGTGCTGATGTCAATCCCGTGGTCGCTCGAACTGTACGAGCAGGTCGTCGGGCGGCTGCACCGCGGCGGCCAGACCGCGCCGGTTTGGGTCTATGTCCTGCTCTGCAACAAAACCATTGACGAGCGTATATGGGCCGGGCTTTATGACAAACGCGCCATCTCAGACATGGCCTTGGACGAACTGAAGGGACCGAAAGAATGAATTGGCGGGAATTGAACGCCCGGTTGAGCAGCTTGCGTGAAGACGAGTTGGCCAACCTAATCGAAGAAGAACGTCAGGGCGAGCGCCGCACCACCCTGATGATCCGTATGCACCAGCGGTTCACCGCGCTCCGCGCCATGCGCGAGCGGCGGGAACTGCTTACGTCAACAAACCCAGCGCCTTAATATACCGTTCGCGCACGTCCACTATACCAATCAGGCCGCCGTTGATCCGCTGCCGGCACTTGTCCAGCGCGTCAGCGTCGGCCAGTTCGTTGCAGCCGTTGGCGGCCCAGTAGAACGCCGCGCTCTCGGCGGCGCCTTCCTTGGTTTCGATCCAGCTTGGCAGATCGTCTACCAGCATACCCATGGTCTGCGCCAGCTTTTCGTAGTTGTACCGCCCGGTCGTCTGCATCAGCCCGCGCCCGATGAAGCGCCAGCCGTCGCCGGGGTTCTTGTTCCCCATGCGGCCGCCATAGGCCGCCTCGGCAATGGCCTTCTGGTCCGCCGGGTGCGCGTCCGTGCGGCCCACCTCTTCGGCGTATTCGGGCGAGAAGTACTTGGGCCACTGCGCCACCAGCGCAGAGGGCTTGTAGTTCAGGTTCTCGCGGATGGCGCGACCGCCGTTGCTCTCGTGGCCCGTGTTGGCTAGGAACATGGCGATGCGCTTGGACGTGATGATGCCGTGCCGGTCGCAGGCGTCGTCCAACACCGCGGCCCATTCGACCGGATCGGCCCAACCCAAACCCTGCATTAACTTGGAAGTGATCACCTGCGAGCCATCCTATTCATCGCGTCGGTCTTCTCTTTACTGCCGGCGCTGCTGCCAAAGTAGTACGCTACAACGCCGCCCCAAGCCGTGCCAAGGGTGCCCAGCATGATCAACAAGGCCTCAGACCCGCCGTGCTGCGGCAGGCCGTTTTGCAGCATGTAAAACAGGGCGCCGAAGTACCCCGCCGTGATTAGCCCGGCCAAAATGCGCGGGGTCCAATCCTTCGCCGCGACCTCGCGGTTGCGGGCGCTGTCACGGTCGGCGTTGGTGATGCGTTCTAGGTCAATGTCCAACTCGCGCATCTTGACCGCGAAGTCCTGCTCGGCGGTCTTCAGCGCCAGAAGCTGTTCCGGTGTGGCCTTGGCCGCAGCCTCAGTCAGTTCGGCCTCGGTGCCGTCTGGCTTACCCAGCAGAGCCTCCGAAATGGCCCGCGTGGCCATGCCGGCCAAAGGGCCGCCGACGGCGCTGGCGATGGACGGCGCGACCGTGCGGACAAGGTTCAGAAGCTGGTCCATTCTATCGCTCCAACATGAAGGTCAGGTTCTGGTGCCGGGGGTAGGTGACAGTTCGCTCACCTTCAGGACACTTGTACTTAATGGTAGCCAACAGCGTCGCCCGTCCTTGGGCGATGGTTTCCTTGTCGGAGATGTCCAGCAGGTAGGTGAAGGTGTCGATCTCAGGGCCAGCGGGACCGGTGAACCGCGTCATGCTTGGCGTGGCCTGGTGGATGACGCCAGCGCCGTCGCGCACGGTAACCTCGAACCCTTCGACCGAACAGTCGTCGCGCTTCTTGACCCGCGCCACTGTTACCGTAACGGGCTGGCCAATCTTGGTGTCGACAATCCTGAAATGCTCCGGCGCCCACGCGATAATCTCATTCTTGAACCAGCCAAACTTTTCGCCCGCAGAGTAGCCGCCGACGGCCAACGCGAAGCTGGCCGTCGCAAACTGCACAACAGGCGTCAGCTTGGGCAGTTCCATTATTTGTCAGCCTTGCGGTCCAGCCGCTCAAAAATGGCCTTCAGCATGTCCTTCAGTTCTTGGATGTCAGTCCGGTAGTCGTCCTTGCTGACGTAGCGGGTGTGGACCTCACGCTCCAGGCGTTGCGCGTCTTGCTGCAACTCCTTGATTGACTCCCACACGACCTTCAGCATCCAACCCATAGCGGCGCCGGCCACGCCGAGGATGATGTTCACAAAGTCTTGCGGCATGGCTGGTCCTCGTCAGCGGGGCATCATAGCATTAACGGGTTCGTACTCAGGCTGGTAGATCATCTGCTGGATTGTCGGCGAAATCATCGGCACAGGGCGCGCGGCGATAGGCGCTTGCACATCCCCGCGCCGCACACCAGCGGCCAGATTAGCCGCCCCCTGTTGCGCCATCATGTTGCGCGCGGCGCGCGCCCCGTATGCGGTACCGGCCAAAAGCCCCGCCGCCGCTAAGACTTCAGGATGCGCGCCGCCGTACATTGTAGCCGCGCCGGCGGCGGCGGGGGCAAGCGTTCCAACCGCGCCCCGCGCCGACAAACCAGGGCTTAACGCGCTCAAAGTTTTTACCAACGCCCCTCTGTTTTGGCCGCGGGCAATTCGTTCAATGTTTTCGATTTCGGTTGCGTTAAAGTTAGACGCTTTTCCTTCGTGGATACGTTTGGCTAAGTTTGCAAATTCGGTACGGATTGCCTCGTCCATCCGGCCTTCGCTGCCGGGCTTAGACACAGAAGCGCGGTACACGGCGTTTTCAATGTCTTCGCTTTTGCTCATGCGCGACCATGCAGTGCGGGCCTCTTCTACCGCGCGGCGGGTAGCGGCAATGTCGCCGCCGATCACTGCGCCGCCGGGTGGGTTTAAGGTAAAATCGTCAAGCCGGCGCATAACCGCGCCGATAAAACGAGCTTCATCATCGGAACCTGACGCGGTTGAACCGCTAAGGCTACGGCGGGTGGCCGCCAAATCTTTTCGCAATGTGTGTAGTTCGGTAAATGATATTGGCCGGCGCGAATTTTCCAAGATAGATATTGTTTTGTTTACGATGGGAGGTGTGTTTTGGCCTAACTTAAAACCTTCATTTTCTATGAAAGTCCGCAAACCTCCGGCAAAACCCGCCGCCGAAGCAGGGTCGTACAGCACGCCCGCCGCGTCAGCGTTTGCATACGCGCGGTTGGCTTGCACACGTAAATCTTCAGTAGTTGGTGTGGACGCCCGTTGGGCCACGTCTCGCGCCCCGCGCGCGCCGGCCGCCGCTTTGCTGGCGGCGGTGCCGCCTAAAACGGCGCCGGCCAGACTGGCCACGATGTCTTGGTACGGGTTTTCATCTTCCGTTACAGCCCGTGCCAACGTCGGCCCTGCGGCACCACCCGCGCCAGCGCCGACCTGCGCCGCAGGCTGCGCGGACAGCGTGGTAAGCAAGCTAGGCGGCCGCTGCGATTGCACGGCACCTTGCGGCATTAGGTACTGCGCCATTTGAGGGCCAACCCGCCGCGCCAGCACGTTATACGCCGCCGCCTGCGCTCCTGCCGATGTGCCTCCTGCGGTTACGTCAGATAGCAGTTGCTGGCCATAAGTTTCGGGTTGTCGCCCAAACCCGGCGCGCGTCATTACGTTTTGAATAACCTCGGACGGTAAACCAGCCGTCGGAAGGCCCACATACGGGGCCGCGATGTTGTAGCCGGTAGTACCAATGTCGACTAAACCCAGCAGCGGCGGCCCAAGCGCGGCGCCCAGGCGGGCGCCAGGCGCACCAAAGCGAGAACCCGCCAACGCGCCTGCGGCCGTTGCTACGGCCGGCGGGGCCGCTGCGCGAGATACGACGCCGATGTTTTGCGCGAGTGACGTGTCCGGCGCCGCAAAAGGGTCTACAATGTCTGGCGCTTTAAACGGGTCAAAAATCTCTACCATCAGCGGCCCCCATATGTGCGGTTATAGTACGCCGTAAGGTCTTCGACAGACACGTTAGCGTTGCGTGGCTCTTGGCGGGCGCGCTCAAGGAACTGCTCAAGCGTAGGACGCGCCGCCGATGTTGGTGGGGCGCCGCGGCGACCGGGCAACCGTTCTGGTGCGGGTTCTTGGGGCGGTGGTGGAGTCACTTTTCTAAATTCAGGCCCGTGGATAGTTTCTAAAAACCTATCGCGAAGTTTCATCAGGTTTTCGCGAAACTGCCGCGGCGATTGGTTTTGGCTTAGGCTGCCTAAAGATGTTTTTAACAATTCTAAGTCTTTATCGGTCACGTTGCCCAACGCACCGCCGGTCGGGCTTTGCCGGCGCATTTCGGTTAGCGTTTCAAACGAGATGTTGCCTTCAATAGTTTTCCGCAATTCTGCAACGTCGGCGGCGGGCGAACCGCTCAGTAGCGCGGCCAATGTGGGCGCGCCGAAACCAGTCACGGGAAGAAGTGATGTGTTTAGCCGATCCAAAATGCGGTCAATGCTTTCCGTCACCACAGTAGCCGCTTTAACCTGCGCCCCGCGCCGTTCGGTTTCGGCTTGGGCTTGAGGCGAGCCAGGAACGGGTTCAATAGCGGTAAAATCTTGGTTGTACCGATAGCCAGCAGGAGGCGGCGGCAAGCTACCCCGCACCTCGGCCTGCGCGCGGGCAGTCGCGCCGGCCGTCATACCAGCTTCCGCCGCGACGGCAGGGGCGTTCTCACGGCGGGCGGCGCTGGCGCGTTCACCTTCGATCCGCTTCTTCTCCAAGTCCGCCACCGCGTCCAGCATGCGCTTTTGGTAGTCGGCTTCAGCCAGCGTGCGCGGAGGGCCAAACGTCGGCAGTTGAGGTACGTCCGACCGAACCATAGCGGCGCTTGGGGGCGCCAGCATGGCGTTGGCAGGCGCGGCGTCCGGCGCCATAGCGTTAGCGCCGCGGATGACCGCGGCTTCCTCGCTGCGGCGGCGCGCGTTGATGCCTTGGTTATCGCCGGCCAACCCTTCGACGGCGGCGGCGATGGCGTTCACGTCGCCGGACTGCACCGCGTTACGGATGCGGCCTGGCAGCGTGCCGTAGTTATACGCCACGGAGATCAACGCAGCACGGACGTTTGGCGGCAGCGCCGCAAACCGTTCCCCGCCAACCGCTGCCGCTGCTTTCCGCTCAAACTCAGGGATGCGCCGGGCAAGATCGCGCTCGGCGTCTTCTTGCGTCACGCGGGTGTCTCGCGTCACAGGCATAACGCGGCCATCCGCCGTCGTAATCTGGTCGCTACCGTAGCCCGTGCGGAAAGCAGTGCGGTCAAAATACGGTTCGGGGCGGAAACCTTCGCTGCGGCGCAGCATAGCCGCCGCCATGTCGCGGCCTGGGTCACCCAAAGACGGCGCTTCGGCGCGTGAGGCTGGGGCGCCGGGCGCGGTCGGCGGCGCGCCGGCTTCAGTGGCAGGGCGCGTTATTCCTGTGCGCGGGTCGGTTAGGAAAGGAGGCATTCCCGGCACCTGAGTGACCACGGGCGTTGCCGGGCGATTACCCGCAACGATTTCGCTGGCCTTCGACAACAGCGCGTAATACCCGGCGTCGGAATACTCGCGGGGGGCGGACGCGCTAAAGCCTGGTATTCTGCGCTCCATGCCCGCCAACCAAGTAGCGTAGGCGCGGGGGCGCTCCGCTTCAGGAAGTTCACGAACAGGAATTAAAAGGCGTTGGCCAAGTTCAATGTGTTTTAGTTCACTTTCAGTTAGCGCCGTTTGCGCTTGCCGTTGTTCGCGTTGCCCTGCGGTCAAAGCGTTAAATACTTGAGCGCCAGTATTAGGCGCGGCCCGCAAAATACGAGCGGCCGCGTCGGGCGACGAC